TATATGATAGAGTAAACCATACATTTGAATTCCCAGATGATGATTACTTCTATGTAAACAAAGTAAGACTATTACCATTTGAAGATATACCAGCACCATTCCAAAGGTATATAATATACAAAGCATCAGGTAGAGCTGCTGTACAGTTAGTATCTAATGGACAGTTACAGAAGATGATCGCACAGTTTGAGATACAATCCAGAGCAGCAGCTATGGAATACGAATGCAATCAAGGTGACCATAACTATATGGGTTGGCCTGATGAATCAGCTTATCAATCTTATAAACCTTATACAGCACTTAGACGATAATGGCAAGTGTTACACAGAAAGTACCTAATTATGTCTTAGGTATATCAACACAACCAGATGAAAAGAAAATACCAGGACAAGTTGTTGACCTAGTTAATGGTGTACCCGATGTGGTTAATCAGTTAACCAAACGTCCTGGCAGTCAGCTGGTAAAAGAGATAACAACCACAAGTAATCCTTATGGTGATAGCAAGACATATGCTGTCAGCACAGCTGCTAATTCAAAATGGTTTAGTATCTATACTAAAAGCGATGAACAATATATAGGTCAGTGTGCTGCTAATGGAGCGGTTACAGTATGGAGATGCAGTGATGGGGCATCTATACCAGTTGACTATTCAGATGTTACAGGGACAAACGTTGCAACTTACTTAGATAACACAGCCTTATCAGATGAGAAGTCTTCTGATATACAGGTACTAACAATTAACGAGACTACCTTCTTTGTTAATAGAAGAAAGAATACTGCTATCAAATCTGGAACAGGTGATAAATCACCAGCTCAATTGAATGAAGCATTTATATCTCTTGATACTATATCTTATGGTAAACAGTATGCATTAGATATATTTGATCCGTCAGATAATACCACATACTCACACACTAGAGCTACTGCTATTTCAGTAGATGAATCTACAAGTTACAGTGGTACATCTAATGGTGACTGCTTAGGTATGGGTAGGGAGACAGTTAATATAAGTACTGGTACAGATAAGTTTGGAACCTCACCACCTAATATGAGTGCTAATGGTAAATCCAGACTTAGGTATGAGATAGATAATAGATGTACTCCACAACCTACAGCTCCAGTAGATGCCAGTTACGATTATCATGATACATACCAACCATTTGTAAAGCTACAGTTTGGTGGAGAAGGATGGGCAGTTAATGATACTCACTCTTATACATCAGAGAAGGGGCTAACTACAACAGTAAAAATTAAGAACACTCAGACTATTATATCAAGAGCTAACGTAGCTGCTGTAAGGCCACCTTCTACATCATCTACAAGTGATGAGCATGTTTCAACAGCTGGTATATTAGGTGATTTAAAAGCCACCTTAGATGCTATCAGTGGTACAGGTATTACAGCAACTATTTGTGGTAATGGCTTACATCTATACAGAGCTACTCCATTCGGTGTAACAACACCTGAGAAAACTTTGATGTCCATTGCTACGACTGAGGTTAATAATATAGCCGATCTACCACGTGTATGCAGACATGGATATGTTGTCCGTGTGGTTAACAGTGGTGAAGATATGGATGATTACTACCTACGGTTTCAAGCTGAAGGGATTACTGCAGACATTTCAGTAGCATCAACATACTCTAGATCTGGTACAACAGTTAGTGTTGCATCAACAGCACATGGTCTATCTAATGGTGATCAAGTTTTCATTGACTTCACTAGTGGAGCAGCAGGAGATGGTCTATATACAGTATCTAACGTATCTACTAATGCATTCGATTTAGCTAGTAACTCATCATCAGGTACTATCAGTGCAGGGGAAACATGTACATATACTCCGTCTCGCTTCGGAGAGGGCGTGTGGGAAGAGGTAGCAGCTCCTGGGATAACAACTACCTTAGACGATGATACGATGCCTCTGAAGCTCACCAGGGTTGATGCTGGGACGTATGCTATAAACGGTGGTTCATCTCGGACCTACTCTAATGGATGCTTTAAGTTTGGATATCCAGCATGGGGTAAGCGTGATGTAGGAGATGATGTAACTAACTCTCTACCTACATTCATAGGAAATCCTATTCAAAAGATGGCATTCTTTAGAAATAGAATAGCTCTACTCAGCAATGAAAACATTATCCTATCTAGGGTTAATGATTATTATAGCTTCTGGGTTAAGACAGCTATGGCTATTTCTAATGCTGATCCTATTGACTTACAATCCAGCTCAACATACCCAACAAAATTATTTGATGCAATTGAGACAGCTGGAGGTTTAGCTATCTTCAGTGCTAGTGAACAGTTCCTACTAAGTTCAGGTGCTGAAGCTTTACTTACTCCTGAGACAGCTAAGATTAGTTTCTTATCATCTTATGGATTCAATCCTGATACAGTCCCAGTTTCATTAGGTACAACAATAGGTTTCTTAAATAGTACTGCAAGGCAAGCTCGTTTCTATGAAATGGGTGGTGTTGCTGCAAAGACTGAGCCTACAGTAATGGAACAAACCAAGATTGTAGGAGAGTTATTTCCACAGAAAATTACAAATGTAGCATCTTCAAATGAAAATGATATACTCTTATTCAGTGTAGATAGTACATTACATACTGCTACAAATGAAGTGTGGGGATATAAGTTCTTTGAATCAGGTGGGAAGAGATCTCAATCAGCTTGGTTCAGATGGACAATGCCTAACAAAGTTATATACCAGACAATATTAGATGATGTATACTATGCAGTATTAAGTACAGGAAGTAACAATAAATTTACACTAGAAAAATTTGACATAAAATTAACTTCAGACACACCAATGATAGGGTCTGCACCTGACGAAAATAGGGTACATTTAGATACAAAGAAAACTATTGCAACAGGTGATATAACTTACAACGGACAGACTGATGTTTCTACATTTACATTAGGTAGTGGATACTATAGTTCTAATAACTTAACCGTATACTGTACTACAGATAGTGATGCTGCAGGTAAGAGTTACGATGTCCCAGCTGCTAAGATAACAGGTACAGCTCCTAACGAAACAGTAACATTACCTGGTAACTGGAAGACCTCTACTAAAGATGGTAGTTCAGTTAACACAGATCTGATTGTAGGATATGAGTATGAGTTTGAAGTTGAATTACCTAAGATCTATATCACTCAATCAGATGGACAAAAAACTACATCTGAAACTAGAGGATCACTAACTATCCATAGGATGAACTTTGACTTTGGAGATGTAGGTGTTATAGATGTTACACTTAAAAGAAGAGGAAGAGATGATTATACCTATACCGTTGAATCATTAGAATGGGATAATGTACTAGCATCTACAGCAACTATTGCTAAAGGATACTTACATACTATACCAGTCTATGATAGAAATGAAAATCTAACAGTATTTTTAAAATCTAATCACCCATCTCCAGCTACCATTCATTCTATGAACTGGGAAGGAGATTTCTCACCAAGATACTATCAACGTGTCTAATTACATTCACCCAATTACACTGGAGGCTGCTTTATATGTAGCCTCTCATCTTCGAGATGATGATTATAGAGAAGTGTTTGAAGGCCACGGTCATAAACCACTTCTCCATATACCTCAATCAGCTTTCTATGGAGACACAGTTTGGTTCGAAGTCCCCAACGGCAAGACTGCCGGATTAGCGGGAGTGCAAGATGAAGGTCAAGTATGGATGTTGTGTACCAACGCAATCCATGAGTACCCTTTAACCTTTGCACGTGAAGCCAAACGATTTATAGAAAGTAGAAAAGAAGATCTCCTTTGGAACATAGTAGATAAACGGAATGCCGCTCATCTGAAACTTCTAAAGTTTTTAGGATTCAAGTTCTTAAGGGAACTTAAACATGGTCCTAACCAATTAACCTTTATAGAATTTTGCCGTGTGCGAACCAGTAACGATGGCTACAATGGCCATACAGGGAGCCCAACAAGTAGCAGGACATGCAGCTAAAGCAGGTGCTGCCCGAGGAAGAAATAATGCTAAACTGAAAAACTTCCATAGACAGAACAAAGAGTATGACGTAACTGCTAATCTTGATAATGTACAATACTTAAATGATGTACAAGAACAAGATATTGATCAAGATAGAACATATCAAGCTATGATGGATCAATGGTCTGATACTGATGCTCAATTGAAATCATTATTTGCAGAACAAGATTTTGCTATTGAAGATGCAATTGTAGAGATGCATGAAAATTCTTATGCAGGTACTCAAACAGGTGCTTCAGCAGGTAGAATGGCAGCAAAATCAGCAATGACTATGGGTAGAAAGAAAGCTAGAGCATTACATTCTAAAATGTTTGCTGTAGATGAAGCTAATAGACAAAAAGAAAAAACACATAGGGCAGCAAAACATGACTCTCATAAATTATTTAATGAAGTAAGATTTGCACCAGTCCATGGTTTTAGACCAGCAGCACCAGAGATGGAAGCTGGACCTAGTAAAGCTGGGTTGATACTTGGATTAGCAGGTACAGGTATGAAGGGTGCAAAACAGTTTAAACATAATACTGCTGATGATGTCCTTTCAGGAGATACAGCAAAAGATTGGGGTGATTGGGGATGAGTAAGTCATACGATAGAAACATCGAGAGACTGAAAGCCAACCAACGATCAGTCTCAGCTCAAGAACAGGGCATAACCACATCAGCTGCTCAAGCTAGAGGTCAGTATGTAGAAGATCATGTAACTGATATAGGTTCTAAACTCTCACCTTTCTCTAAAGCTTTACAAGAATGGAAAGATAAGGATATCAAAGAGAAAATAGAAGAAGGTAAAAGAGAGAAAGAAAAATCTAGACTTGATAATGCTAAATGGATGCTAGAGCATGGCACTGAGCATCAAAAACAAATAGCTGCTATTGAAAAAGCTAAGTCTCAAGGTGAGTTAGCTTATGAATTAGCGGATGCAGAAGCTCAAGATTTTGAATTACAACGTCTGAAAGGCGAATTACTGAAAAGATCTGGTACATCTGCTTATCCTGATGCAGATAGATTAGCACAATTATCCCCATGGCAGCAGGTAGGATTTGTTGAAGAGGATATTAGAAATAAGATGCTTGGATTTGAAGAGCAATTAGCTCATTCATTACAGAATGGTGAGGAGATGATTGAACTTGGAGGTATTAAATATACTGCTAAAGAGATAGCAGATAAGAATTTAGCCTTCCCTATGAAGAAACACGCCATCGAAATATATGGTGATAAAATCTATAGAAATCTTGGTCTAGATAAATATTCCCAGGACATGCGGGATCGGATGAAAGTTGAGGAAACAATTGGTAAAGCAAAGGATTCTCAACTAGCTAAGTATAGAGAAAGATATAATATAGAATCTTCTATGAATACTAGAGCCAAAGCTAAGATAGAATGGCAGAGATCTGAGAAGGATGGTAAAGCTTTACAGAAATTGATACTTGTAAATAGTAATACAGTTAATACTAAAGGAGTTTTACTTGGTAATACTGGAGGTTGGAAAGAAGCAGAATCTATTATTACACAAGAAGCAATCTCTAAAGGTGGTACTGCATATATAGATAAGATCTTCTCTCAGCAAATGCCTGACTCTTTAGCAAGAGAACTTGGTGCTAAACCAGGTACTACTTATGCAAAGCAATGGCCTGGTAAGGTTTCAAAACTTAAACTTGCAGCTCAGAAAGGATTTGTTGACAAAGTAAATGCAGAGAAAGATTTCTTAAATTCTGCAGCGACTGAATTAACTAATACTTGGAAGAAGGAAGTAATTGAAAAAGGTCCATTAAGTCAACAGAGAATTAATGAACTAAAAAGACAGTATGCTGATCTTGGTCAGACTGTACCTGCTGATCTTACTAAATATGAAACAGTAAGTATGCAAGATCAAAGAGAGGATAAAGGTAAACTTGAAGCTCTAATGGCTAGCCAAAATGGTAGAGTTACTAGAGAACAAGCTGAAAGCTATAATTCTGCAGCAGTACAAGAGTTGGGTCTTTGGGAGAAAATAGAGAAATGGGAAGAGTCTGATCTTAAGAAGTTTGATACAGAGAAACTTATTAAATCTAGTTTAGATACTACATTCACTGGAATGGGTGTCAAAAATAAAGAGAAAAGTTTTGCTTATGTCGAAGCTATGAAGAATGCTAAAGCAGATTATCTAAGGAAATATAATGAGTATATAGCTTATGGGCACTCTGCTGAATTAGCTAACTACTGGGCATTACATGGTAAGAATGGTGAAGCACTAGATTCTAATAACCAACCTATTCCAGGTGCTGAAGGTGTCATCACTGAGATCAAACAGAATGCTGAGAATAGTAAATATGTTGTAACAGGTCAAAGTATTGAAAAAGAATATAGACCTGGTAATGTTAGAACATATGCAATCAACCAAGCTAAGAAAGAAGTACAAGAAACTGATGGAGCTATTCTATACAATGGTACTATAGGTGGAGAGTATGGACAAAGACAGTTGAATAGTGTAATGCAAAATATAGAAAAGTATGGTCAGAAAGGTATATGGATGGATAAAGGTGCTATCCAATATTATACAGGCATAGCACGTGGTTTGAATACCTCAAAAACAGGTGGCTGGTGGGGTGTATTAGACGCTCAACTTAAAGCCAATGGACACCCTGGACTAAGTTCAGCTGGTAAACGACCAGAAGCTGTCAATTTGATGACAGGCATGGATGATAATAGTGAACCTGTACCTGATCCACGTGGAGAACATCAAGTCAATAAACGTGTTGGATCAGCTTTACAATTCCCATCATTTTTCACCAATTTATATATTATGAATACATTAAAAGACAATAATAATATTGGTGGAGTATCAACTTATGATAACCCTGATAATCAAGATCCTTATCTTAGGGAGGGTGCCTAATGGATGAATTAGAATTTGATACTACTGAATTTACAGGAGCAGATACTACTACTGAAATTGAAGGTCTAGAGGATCATATAGAACTTCTTGGTCAAGACGTACCTGAACAAGATTACAGAACTCCAATAGAACAACAAGCAGAGGTTGAAGCTGCTCCTGAGCAGGAACAACAACCATCAACTGAAGAGCAACCTACAGTTGAAGGTGAAGCAGCAGTTGACGCTGTACCAGTTTCAGAAGAAGATTTAACAAGAGGAGAAAAGCGAGCTTTAAATAGACTTGCTAAGTTCGAAGTAGAGCATGAAGGAGATTTAAGAGTACACCGTGAAGTCTTAGTAGCTTATGGATATGATCCAAAGTTAATCGATTCTCAAAATTTAGATTATGCATATATACCTAAAGAAAGGACTCTATGGAAAAACCATCAAGAAAATGGTGGTGATACTAATTTAGAAAATGTTGCTAATACTTTCAATGAAATAAGAAATGATGCTCAATTAGTCTCTAGGTATGATCGAAATGGAGATGGACAATTTACTATTTCAGATTGGTTTGATGGGTCTAAATTAAATTTAACACCAGCAGAAGATTTAGCATTAACAGAAAAATGGTTAAATGATATCCGTAATCCAACTTTAGGTACTAGAGTAAGTTCCTTGATTGATAGAGCAAGTAATGCTAATATGGCTCACTTTACTCATCAAAGACGATTAGGTAGTTTAGGTCCAGATGATGAACAGAATGGTGAACAACTTAGAGCAGCATGGAGAGGAGGTTTATTAGATGGTGCTCGCTTTGCTTTCTCAGCACCTGAAAAAATTAAAGCAGGTTTTGAGCAACGTGAAGATGGGCAACTATTTAATATAGATGCAATGGCAGCTCATGATTCACTTGCTGATGATCTTCTATTACCTGTAAGTGACCCACTATCTTATGGATATGCATTAAACCAACCAATCAAGAGATTTTGGTCTGATAAATTAATGTATGAAGTAGGAAGATATACACCTGCAATTGCTGTTGGTGTAGCAGTTCCCGGTGGATTGACTGCTATAACTAGAGGAGGAGCATCAACTACAACAGGAGCTTTAGTTAATTTAACTGCAACTGCAGCTAGAGGTATTGGAGTTACTTGGGCAACTGAAACAATTCCTACAAACCTATTTGCTGATTTTACCCATAAAGGTATGGGTAAGATGTATGATGAGAATACACTACTAAAGAAGTTTGCAGATAAACATCCTGAAACATATGTATTTGGAATGCAGATGTCCCATTGGATAGATACTCCATCTGGTAGACTTGCAGCTAATATGGTAGATGAGATGGGATATGATGCTATAGGTTTATTAGGTATTACAGGTTTACTAAAAGGCTCACCTGAAGCATTAAGATGGGGTCTTGGTCATTTAAGAGTACCTCAAAAAAACATGGATCAGCTAAGTAATATAAGACCGGGACATTCACATGGTACCCAACCTTATACTGAATTACAAGGACCAAGACAGGCACTTACAGCAAGAACCCAAAGGTTAAATGATGCTGCAGAAGCTGCTGCCGATCAACAAAAGATGGCACAAGAAGGACCATCTAGTAAATGGCGGAACGAAGGAGCAACGGAAGCAGAATTAAATACAAATTACGGGGACTTTAAAAATGATCCTACAACTGTTGGACAAAGAAAAGCTCCTAAGAGAGGTGAAGTTTGGGATATTACTAATCAATCAGATGAATTAAATAATCAAATAGGTACAAGTGGTGGTACTGTAGATGAGATATTAACACCTCTTGAGAAAGCTGATTTCAGTAAACGTGGTATACCTGACCCTTGGTTGACAAACAAAGCAGAAGCATATTGGAATGATCCTAGATTAAAAGGCCAACTAGATTTTACTGGAAAGAATACTTTAGGTTCATATGGTGATAATATACTACGCAATACTCAAGAGATACTAGGTAGAGATGCAGCTTCCGTAGATCCAAAGGATTTCTGGGGTAAACTATTTGATATGAAACTAGAGCCTGGTAATTGGGCTAAATTAGATGATGTCAAAAAGTTTGTTTCTAAGAATATGATCACACAAGATGCATTAAATCAATCCCTTTTCAAAAAATTGAGGGATATGGCTGATGCAGCTGGTGAACAAATAGGGAAGAATGATATCTATGCAATGGGTGGTCCGATGAGAAGGATTGCTAATAATCTTGCACTCGGTTTATCTAATGCTAAGAAAACTAAATTCACTTGGGATTTAGCTGCTAAGAAGATGGCAGCTCAAGGTGGTGAATTGACAGAAGATATGGTCCGAGAAATTCAAGAAATTATAGCAACTCAAGGTAAGGCATTTGATACTGAAGCTAGAGATGGTGTTCAATTTATGATGAGAATGCTAGAAAATAGCGATTCTGATGATTTAGCGGAAGGATTACTAGATGTATGGAAAGCTTCTGATAAAATACACAACTGGAAGGACATGGATGCTTGGATGCGTCAAAAGATTTCTGGTGGTGAATTTAATGGTAAAGTTAAAACTGGTGTATTGATAAAAGAGTTACAAGGTGTAATGATTAATAGCATCCTGAGTGGACCCAAGACGCCTCTAAGAGCTATTATGGGTACTACTACTAATGCTTATCTTAATGCTATTAATGAAGCCTTTGGAGCTATTATACGCTCTCCTTTTACAAACGATATAGCTAGTAGAAAAGCTTCTATAGCTAAGTTTAAAGGAATGGTTGAGATTATACCAGAATCTTGGCAAGTCTTTAGGAAGAATCTGAACTCTAAATTTAATGCAGATATTGCTGACATTAGAACTAGATATTCTGCACCAACTACTAGAGGTGATGAAAATTGGCATGCCATGGGTGAATGGACAGAGCGTAATGGTACTGTAGGAGATAAAGCTGCGTTCTATTTAGCTAATGCTGCTAGAACTTTAAATAATAACAAACTTCTAAGTTGGTCTCCACGTGTTTTAGCGGCTACTGATGATACATTCAAATGGATGTTAGCAAGAGCTAGATCTAAAGAGATTGGAATGCGACAAGCTTTAGAAGTTGCTGGAAGAGATCATGTTGATTTCTCACCACAACTCATGAAGCAAGCTGAAGATATCCATATGAAGAATCTTCTAGATGCTGATGGTAATTTAGATTTAAGTCTTGATTCTTATTTAAATAAACAGTTTAAAGAAGTTACTTTAACATCTGAACTTGGTGGATTCTCAAAGAAATTAGATAATTTATTTAACGATGTTCCTCTTATTAAACCTTTCTATCTATTTGCTAGAACAGGTATTAATGGACTTAACCTAACATATAAAAATACACCATTATTAGGTGCTTTACATAAAGAATCTATCGATATACTAAGACATACAGGTGATGATTTCACACCATTATTTAAGTATGGTATTGAAAATGCTGATGATTTAGCTAATGCTAGAAACTTATTTGCAGGTAGACAAGCCGTAGGTTCTACAGTTGTAATGGGTATGGCTGGTATGTATATGGGAGGACAGCTAACAGGTAATGGTCCTGCTGATAGACAGCTCAAACAGAACTGGATTAATGCTGGATGGAAACCTAACCATTTATATATTGGTGATGTTGGATTTGACTATACAACTCTCGAACCTTATAATACTATATTCTCTTCAATAGCTGATATTGGTGATAATATGGAATTAATGGGTAGTGAATGGGCTGAGAAACGATTACAAGCAGTGGCATTTGTCTTAGGTAGAGGTGTGACAGGTAAAACATATATGTCAGGTTTAGATCAAATGATGCAGATAATGCAAATGCAGCCTGGTGCTATGGATAAAGGAGTTGCTAATATATTAAATAACAGTGTACCTCTTGCAGGTTTAAGAAATGAATTCGGAAAATGGGCTAACCCACATATGAAGGAATTGAATTCTGATATGTGGACTTCTATTAGAAATAGGAATCAATCCACTGAATTCTTAGCTAAAGATCCATTGCCAGAGAAGAGTGACTTACTAAATGGTAAGCCTATTAAGAACTGGAATATAATTGGAAGATCATTCAATGCTATATCTCCAATTTCATTAGATATACGTAATGATACACCTGGTAGAAAGCTTTTATTAGATAGTAATTATGATCTAAAATCTACAACCTTTGCTTATGGTGGCTACTCCTTTGTTAAGGATGCTCATGTTAGAGCACACTTCCAAAATGCTATAGGTACTGTTCCAATTACGATTGGATTTAGGAAGTTTAAGAATGTAGAAGAAGCTTTAAATTATCTTTCTAAAAGGCAGGATGTGAAGAAATCAATGGCTCAAATGCAAGCCAGTACAAATAACCCTGCTAATTGGGATATAGATCCAAACACATATCCTCATAATACTCTTATAGATAATGTAATGAATCAAGCTAGAGCTAAGGCTTGGGCTAAAATTAACAAACCCGATCACCCAGGATATGAGAGAGTACAAGCTTTAAAAGCTAATGAAGATGGTAAGGATTCAAAAACAAGGGATAACAGACAAGAGATATTAGATCTCAGTTTCCCTGAAAAATCTATAGAAAATTCCCCGAAGTAAACTAAATGGCACATACAAAAGTAACAAAAACTTATTCCCA